CCAGTGCCTTCTTCAACTGCGGTTACAGTCAACGACACTTCGATAAACGGCTTGAGTTTAAGCCATGCCACACTACGTTTACACTTGTAACCTGCTGTAGGATCTTTCAGCATAATGCCTTCGTATCCGCCTGCAATAGCCAAGGCGTTGATTTCTTTGTAACGCTGTTGTCCTGCTTCTGTATCCAAGTCAACAAGTTCCTGCGCTACAACTGTTACATTGGGCAAAGCAGATTCGTTAGCTGTAAACCAAGTCTTCAACCATTCGCTACGTTGTTCTTGTGTGGTGGCACTTTCACCTAGTTCAAACTGTGCCAATGGCACGGCATCAAACAAGTTCAGCACAGCATCATTGGCTTTGGCACTGCTTTTACGGTGTATCTGTTTCATCAAGTCTTGGAATGTGCCCGACATGATTTCGCCGTCCAGTACCATGGGTTCTGTAAAACCTTGTGCGACTTTGGCAAGTTGTTCTTTAACGTGCGGGAAGTTTACTAGTTCCTTACCATTACGGGAAAACTGATCCACACGCCCACTAGGATACACGATAGTAATAACACGTACTCCGTCCAGCTTAACCTCAATGATTTTTTGCCCAGAAACTTTAGACTCGTGATTAGCACTATCATGAGCAAGCTGACAACTAAAAACAGGTATTGCATAATTGGGCCATTTCTTTTCTACAACTTTGTTAACAGTATTTTCGCTAAAGCCAGCTCGCATGTCTTTAATAAGAATGCGACGATACCAACCGTTCCACTGTGCCTTAGTGGCTGTCTTCATCATGTTAGCAACTGTGTCACGGGCAAGGTTGCCGGTGAATGAGCGATTGACAAAACCAGTAACAATGAGACTAAAACTATCCCAATCCAAGCCAGGGCCATCTTCATCTTTTTTCTCCGGAATTTGTTTAAGCCCAAAAGTAATCATTGCGTCATAGCAAAGACGCAGTCCTTCAAACAACTCGTTATTACCTGCCTCAGCTTGGGCTTGGATAATAGCTTCTTTGTTCAAACGACTGGGATGATCTTCAAGCGAAGAAATAACGCTGTAACACGGATCTGACATTTAGGCTCCTATAGTATCTTTTACAATACTAGTAGTATAACATCAAACGGTCAATAGGTCAAGTGATTTGTTGTTCGAAATGGTTTACCAATTTGGGCGTAGGGCAAGTTTCGAATTATTTTCTTTTTCATGGAGCGTATAACAGGGTGATTGTGATTCCATTCAAACACCTTCAAATACTTATGATAGCTAGACTTTTTAGCACGTTTGGCTAAATTACTGTCCAAATACTTTTTGGCTGCGTCAAAATCGTTGCCAAATTTGTCGTATAATTCACAGGCAATGTTAAAACTAAATGCGCCCATTTCGTCCTTGTGCCCATAGTACTCCTGCTCTTTACGATCCTTGGCATAATAGGCTGTACTTTCGTATCCAGGAATATCTTTAAATGCTCTAGTACGATATTGTCTTATATGTATAATTTCATGTAGTATGGTATCCGCAAACAGTCTACACATTCTGTCCCATCTGCTATCCGATAGTTTAATAGTAGCATCAGTATCTTTATGACTAAACGTTATTTCTACATGACGACGATGTTCAATATCATTACCAGAATAATATGCCCCGCCAATATAAACTAGTCCTTTCTCATGACTAGGGTCACGTTTCAATGTAACCTTAATAGGCAGGTGCCATTTGATATGCGCCGACAATAACTTTTGTAAGTCTTTAATGGCAAGACGATGCCCTACCACGTAGGGCTTCAATTCGTATAGCATAGTATACAAATTGTTTCTGTCTAATAATGACCAGTTAAATGGTTTCCTATTCATTGACATTCCCCTATAACATATTTATATTATACAGGGAATACCAATTAACTGCGTAGTTTATGGGCGTTTTGTTATGATTTCGTCAATCAACCCATAATCCAGGGCTTCTTGTGCGCTCATAAACTTGTCACGTTCCATATCAGCACTGAATTGAGCAAACGTTTTGCCCTTACTATTGTGGGCAACATAAATGCCAGTAAGCTCTTTCTTCATCTTCAAGATTTCTTCAACTTGAATTTGCATGTCTGTAGCTTGTCCACGAGCACCACCGCTAGGCTGGTGAATCATATGTCTAGCATAAGGTAGCATTTTACGCTTGCCTGCCGCACCCGCTGTGGCCAGCAAACTACCCATCGAACAGGCTTGCCCCATAACAACAGTACAAACATCAGGTTTGATAAACTGCATTGTATCGTAGATAGCCATGCCCGCAGTAACCACCCCGCCTGGGCTGTTAATAAAGAATGTGATGTCCTCATTGCCCTGACTTTCTAAAAAGAGCAACTGTGCTACCAGCAAACTGGCACTGTGTTCGTTAACGTCCGTGTCCAACATCACAATACGATCTTTAAGCAGTCGACTGTAAATGTCATAACTGCGTTCTCCTCGAGCTTCTTGCTCGATTACCATTGGTACCAAATTAGGCATTATCTATATTCCTTATCTAAATTTACATTTGTCAAACCGGCAACGGTTTGAAACTTATCCCAAGCAATTTTAGCGGTTGGGTTCTTTTCTAATTCTTCATTAGGCAATACAGTTTCTAACCAAATTTCCGGACGTCGACGAGGATGTGCTCCAAATTTGCGGGGCTGGTGTAGTTTACCATCTTCCCACAACATAGTGCTGACACTGCGAAACTTGTCCTCATCTTCTTTGCTGTTGTAATCATAATTACCCCATTCAGCACGACTAGCACCACCAAAGCAGTAGCCTTCCCAAATTCCTGACCATTGTAGGTCATCTCGTGGATCGAAGTCTGTACGAGCGATTACCACAAGTACATCTTCAATGTCTACACGACCTTCAACGATGTCGAGGATACACCTGCTGTAGCTCAGTCCGATTTTCATGTTATCTACCTTGTCTATATGTGCTAACTGTTGGTCCGTCTGTGCTAAAATTAAGCCCAGCTATGCCGCCTTCGTAAAACTTACCATTCCATTGTAACTGAACTTTAACCTTCTTGTCAACGCTCACAGACAAGTATTGTCTATCTTTAAAGTCCAAAACGTCAGCTACCATTTTGCGTCCGTTTGATTCACAAAGGATTTCACAAGTATCTTCGATATATTGTTTCATAGCGTTAGTCTCACTTCTTTAATGCTGTCCCAACGGAAACTTTTCCAAGCCTTTGATTCGAGATCGTAAACTGGCATGATATCTTCGCTAACTTTACGTTCTTTCTTCGGAGCAGGAAAGTCAACGGGGTTGTCCGTATTTGTCTCGTGTAAGACTTGAGGAACGAGTGATGTATTAGTTGTACATTCCATCACTCGTTCTGAGCCGTCTTTCTTAGTGAAAGTAACAGTTACAGGTCCGTAGTTGAGATGACTTCTCAACCACTTCTTGAATAATTTTAAGTCTTGTTCACTTAAGGTCATCTTGCTGTAACTCTAGTTTACGTTTAAGATCGGCATTCTCTGCCTGTAGCTTTTCAATATGAGCTGACAGTTCCATCAACATCTCATACATGTTTTTGGCAGTTATCCTTGTTAAGTCAACGATGTTAATATTTTCTTCCATTTAAATCTCCAATACAATGTTAGGGTTCCAGCCTGTTTGTTCGCTGTAACCATCGTTTTCGTAACCACGTGGGTTACATACAATACGTGTCTCACCGATCATGTAGTCGAACGGGTGATGAGTATGTCCGTGTGTCCACAGTTTAATCTGCGGGTGGTCTAAGATAAACTCACTCAAGTCACTGTGGTAACCACCGTTCATTAAGTATTGATTCTTATATGTTTCGTGTACACTCTGTAAACTAGGACTATGGTGTCCGACCACAACAAACTTCTTGTCGTGCTGTTCGGCCAGAACACTTCTAAAGTACTCTAATGTACGAGCATGACGATCAACCACGTCGCGAGCACTCATAGCGGCATAGTTACGCTTGTCGTTACGTATGATACGGAAGTCGTTCATCATACCTTCAATGGCATGCATGGTCAAAGGATCACCTTTGTTCATGTCAGTCCACAAGGTACCTCCAATGAATGTTACATCATCAATAACCTTGGTATCACGCTCTAACAAATAGATGTTAGGATACTTGGCAATTTCCTCACGCATGTAATCAATACCAGCATAAAACTTACCATTGTAAAATTCGTGATTGCCCATAACGTAGATAACGTGCGGGAATTGAAACGAGCAACGCTTAAAGAAATCTCTGAAGCGAGCCACTCGTTGCATCTTACGGCTAAGGTCAGCTAATGCGCCATTACTATAAGGATTAAAGTCCGCGGCGTGATGGTCGTGGAGATCCTGGGCAACCATAATGTCGCCACCGAGAATCAAAACATCACAGTTTTGATCATTTGTAATATTGATATCGGAAAACTCTAAGTGGAGATCCGATACTAGTTTAATTTTCATAATCGTTCACTTAATAAAATTCTACATAAGTCAGCATCTTTTTTTGACTTAAATGTAAATGTCATAAAATCTTCGCTGGGCGTGTATACAAATCTATGGCCAGGCAGTCCAAACACTTCAAGTACAAGCGCACAGGTGTCGTTCCACCATGTTACACCCTGCATGTGCCAATCTACGATAACTTCATGATCGCTTGGAGTCATACTGCTTTCTTCGTTCCTGGCGTTCTGCCTCGTGCCTGTCGCAAAGCGTTTTAATCCATCCGCCGTCTCTGCTTTTACCAATAGCACCACACTCTTCGCAACTGCGATCAGCCCACGCCTCGGCCATACGAACCATACCGCTAATTTCAGCATCACCGCCACTGTAGTAAAAACGTAGTCCTCCAAACTTTTCTTTAATTTGTTGGACTTCTACTTGAGCAATGTCTTCGCCTCGCTTAACTTTCCAGTCGATATGATGTTGAATATTAGCGCACAGACTTTCAATAATATGCCACCACCCTTCTCCAACTGCGAAGCCGCCGTAGCTACCTTCGAGTATTTTTGGAAAACGGTCTTCCATACGGTTAGCAAATGCTTCATATTTGTCTAGTTCTTCACTCATTATTCTTCTCCAAAATATTTGATAACTAAATTCAATGCTTCAATCATCTTGATATTTCCAGCAACATCTTCCGGATGAAGATACTCACCCTTCTTGTATTGTCGAAGTTCTTTTTTCAAATAGTTACGACATTCTTTAAGATTGAGCACAGTGATACGGTCTGCCGCTTCTCCGTCTAATTCAATTTTTTTACTCATTGTGCTGCCTTTACATAGTTAAGACGTGTTTCAATTTTCTTAGTGTGCCAATTTTCACCGATTGCTTTTACCTTAGCCTTAACAACAACGCAAGGCCCAATCTTCATTTCTACTTTGCTAAACCAGCTGACAATCTTATTGTTAATTATAGCACAGACGTTCCAAGCGTCATAGTTTTCCGAGCGTTTTGCCGAAACAATTTCACAATCCAAATCGGTAAATGAATCACCAGGCATACCCAATGGTTCACTATCTGCTGATTTAAGACTGCGTGTTTGATTAATTTTTTGCTGATCTCTTGCCATAACACTGGGCAAGC